ATTAGCCCTTCACAGAGCGCTTCACTTTGCTGAGAATGAAGCCAAGTACAAAATTCTGCCGCAACGTAAGGTTCGTTTGGCTACAGTTAAAATGTCAACAGCCATGTCGACGCCTGAGGATAAGCGCACGGCTGAACAACTTGAAGACATTGCTTCCTACCTTCACGTACAAAAGATTTGGCAAAGCTACGATTTAATTGCGGCTCAGGCTGAGTCTGATATTGATGATTTGAACGAAGATACTGTAGATAGTTGGCAGCCACCTACTTTTGGATAAGCAATGAAGATATTTAACTTCCCAGTACCTAAGGGAAAATCAACTGGAAGGCCTTTTGGTTATAAACCACATCCCAACCAACTTAAGTCTTTGAAGGCTTATGGTGTCCCTGAGGGTGCGGTGCTTAACCCTTATGGTCAGTTGGGCGATTGTAGGCGTGCAAGATACAGGGCTACTTTTTTTAAAAGGACACTCAAGCCCGCATATAGAGAGAAGGCAATGATACGCAAACGGCTAGTGCTTAAAGAGAAGAAGGCGGTTGCGTTAGAATTACACGAGGTTCAGAAACTGGCCCGTGAGAACGCAACTTTAGCCATGGAAACACTTGTTGAGATTTCAAGGAACAAACGTGCGCCTGAGGCTACCCGCATTGCCGCCTCGTCCGTCATCCTTGACCGTGCATATGGCAAGGCTTCTCAAACAACCATTTCTGCGAACATAAGCCATGGCAAAACGAGCGATATTACTTCCGACGAACTCGAAAAGCGAACTCGTATCGCTCTCAAACGAATTGAACAAATTACTAACGGAGCAGCAAAAGCGGGAACGAGCAAAAAACGACCTGCTGACCTACGCAAGCTTAATTAATATTCCAACAGGCCCTCTTCGTGATGAAAGCGAGGAGGACGTTGAAGAGTTCAAACCACGTAAACACCTGTTCGGTGCCCACCACTTGTTGTGGCTTGACTGTCTGCAGAAGGTTGAGGACGGAAAGATAAAACGCCTCATGGGGCTTATGCCCCCCGGCTCAGGTAAGTCTATTTATACCTCAGTTACTTTCCCAACCCACATTATGGGACGCTTCAAAAGCACTTCCATCATTGTGGCGAGCTATGGCAGTGAACTTCCTCGTAAGTTTGGCCGCCGTGCCCGTTCCATGACGCAGCAAGCCCTTTATGGCCGCATTTTTGGAACAACCCTCTCTGAGGAAAGCAAAGCTGCTGACGAGTGGGCACTCACTAACGGCAGTGAGTGGATGGCAGCCGGTATCTTGACCGGCATCACTGGTAACCGTGCTGATGGCGTCATTTGGGACGACTTGATCAAAGGCCGTGAGCAGGCGGACTCAGACATTGTCAGGAACAAAACTTGGGAGGCTTATGTTGACGATCTCCTCACCCGTAAAAAGCCCAGAGCATGGGAAATTGGTATTACTACCCGTTGGCATGAAGACGACGTGGCCGGAAGGATCTTGCCCGAGAACTATAACGGAGAAAGTGGTTTCATACGATGCCGAGATGGCAACGAGTGGTACGTTGTATGTCTTCCTGCAGAGTGCGAGCGTGATGATGACATCTTAGGTCGTAAAGTAGGCGACATTCTTTGGCCTGAGTGGTACACAAAGGAAATGTTTGCGCCGTTCAAGCGCAACCCACGCACTTGGTCTTCACTGTATCAGCAGCGCCCGGCTCCGGATAGCGGTGTGCTTTTCAAGGGTGAATGGTTGAAGACCTTTGAGCAAGACGAGCAAACAGGTTTGCCCATTGGCTTTGAGCCGGGTGATTTAAACATCTATGGGGCCAGTGACTACGCCGTTACTGACAGCCGTGAGAACTACACCGTCCACATGGTCATTGGTGTTGATTCCAAACAAGACCTTTATTTGCTTGATGTTTGGCGGAAGCAGGACACTTCTGACAAATGGGTTGAATCTTTTTGTGATTTGGTTAAGAAATGGAAGCCATTAGGTTGGGCTGAGGAAACCGGCCAAATTAATTCTGCCGTTGGCCCCTTCCTTGTGAAGCGCATGCGTGAGCGGCAGGCCTTCGTAGCCCGCGCTCAATTCCCTTCTACCAAGTCAAAAGCTATGCGCGCGCAGAGCATCATAGGCCGCATGGCGCAAAATGGTTTGTATTGCCCTTTTGGTGCCCATTGGTTCTCAGAGTTCAGGAAGGAACTACTCCTGTTTGATGCTGGACGATTTGACGACCAAGTAGACGCTTTGAGTTTGATTGGACAAGTGCTAGACAAGATGATTCCGGCTGATAAATCTTCTACAGCCCCTGAAGTTAAAAAAGTATTTTCTACGCACCCGGGCCTTTGCACAGTCACTCTAGACGATTTATTTATTGATAATGAGCAAAACAGCCGTAGAAAGAATGGGATTTTGAGGATCAATTGATGGAAATCGAACTTGACCCATTGGCCGGGGCTGAAGGCGGTAAAGAATCACACCGCCTTGCAGCATTTTGGTGCGATCAAATTGAAAAAATGGGCAAGGATAAGGGATACACGCAGTATTTGAAGCGTGGCCACAAGATTGAAGCCCGTTACCGTGCTGAACGCAACAAGGCTGATGAAGATCAGCGGCGCATGTATAGCTCCCTTTGGTCAAACGTGGAAATCCTGAAGCCTGCCATTTATGGCAAGGCTCCAGTTCCCATTGCTGAGCGTAAGTTTGGTGACAAGGACCCAATTGCCCGTGGTGCCGCCCAGATCCTTGAGCGCGGCCTTCGTAATGAAATTGAAATCTGCGGCTTTAATGATGCACTCTGTCAGGCAGTGAGTGACTACTTGCTGCCGGGGCGTGGCTCTGTGTGGGTTCGCTATGAGCCTCAAATAAGCCGGGGCGTTTCCCTGCCCAATGAAGATGGTGTTGACATTAAGGATAGTGAGGGCGAAATTGAGCCTGAGCTAGACGAATCCATTGCTGACGGTCAGGACCCAGCGGAAGACAAGCTGGAGGAAACAGGTGATCAGATCGTCCGCGAATCAACCCCAGTGGATTACATCCATTGGGAGGATTTTCTTATTTTTCCTTGTACTGCTCGTACTTGGGCTGAAGTGGTGGCTGTTGGCAAGCGGGTTTATCTATCGTTTGAGCAAATGCGTAATCGATTCGGTAAGGACATTGCCAAGGAAATTCCACTCCAGAAGGACGAGCGTCAAAAAGAGCGCTTTGAAAACTCAAACCCTGAGAATGAAGTTAAGGGTGAAGTATTTGAAATTTGGAGCAAGCAAGATAAAACCGTTTACTGGGTGGCTGAAGGCTATGACTTCCTCCTTGACCGGAAGGACGATCCACTAAACCTTGAGAATTTCTTCCCATGCCCACGGCCAATCATTGCCAACCAAACCAATGGTACCCTTATTCCTGTTGCTGATTACATTGAGTATCAGGATCAGGCTACTCAGATTGACGAGCTGAGCCAGCGCATTGCCATGCTAACCCGCGCCTGTAAGGTCGCGGGCGTCTACAATGCTGCTGCTAAAGGTGTGCAGCGCCTCTTGAACGAATCCGTTGAGAACGAATTGATCCCAGTTGATGACTGGTCGGCCTTTGCTGATAAGGGCGGCGTTGCTGGTCAAATTTCCTACCTGCCTTTGAAGGAAGTTATTGGTGTTCTTAACGAGCTGATGGTTCTTAAGCAAAAGCAAATTGAGGAAATGGATCGCCTGACCGGCATCAATGATCTGATGCGCGGTACCACGGATGCCCGTGAGACTTTGGGTGGCCAGCGTTTGAAATCTAATTACACTGGTACACGCTTGACTGCCCGCCAGAACGAGGTGGCGCGTTTTGCGCGTGATACAGTCAAGATTATGGCCGACATTATGGCCCAGCATTTCAGCCCACAGTCACTTGTGGAAGTTTCTGGTGCTATGTTTGAGGAAGGTTTGGGTGTTGATCAGGAGGCCATGCAAAATCTGGCCGCTATGCAACCCCCACCACCCCCAATGCAGCCTCCTATGGGCGCACCTGCCCCGATGCCAATGGGTGGCCCACCCGGAATGGGCGCTCCTCAGCCTATGCCAACGGGGCCAAACGTAGTTCCGTTCCCGCGCCCCGGTATGCACCCGGGCGTTCCTCAAGCTATGCCCGGCCAGCCGCCTGTCGCGCCCCCTGTAGCGCCCGGTTTGCCAATGCCACCTCCGCCCGATCCAATGCAAATAGCCTTTCAGCAGGCCACACAGCGCATTGATCAGGCCATTGCCTTGATCCGCAACGAGCGTTTGCGCGGTTTCAGGGTAGATATTGAGGTTGATTCCACGATTTACGGTGATGCGGCTCAAGAAAAGGGTGACCGCACTGAATTTATCTCAGAAGTTACCAAATATCTTCAAACTGCCATGGCCATGTCGGCTCAGGTACCGGAAATTACACCGCTTTTGGGCAAATTGTTGCAATTCGGCGTGCGCGGGTTCCGTGTGGGCCGAGATTTGGAGTCATCCATTGAAGAATTCTGCGATTCGGCGGTAAAAATTGCGAAACAGAAGCAAGCACAAGCAGCATCTCAGCCGAATCCAGAGCAAATCAAGGCTCAAGCCCAAGCAAAACAAGCAGAAGCGACGACAGTGGCGGCTAATGCCCGTTCTCAAGCCGATATTGCTAAATCAAAGGCAGACATTCAAGCTGCCCAAATTGATTCTCAAACTAACCAGCAGCAAGCCCAAGCTGAAGTTGCCCGTCAGCAGATTGAGAACCAAGGTGAGCAGCAGAATAACGCAACCAACGTGCTAATTAAGCAAATGGAGCTTAAAATGCGCGCCATGGAGGTTTCCATTGAGGAAATGCGTATGAAAGCTGAAATGAACAAGCCCGTAGAACCAACCAAACCCGAAAGCATGACGGGTGCTGCATGACAAAGAATTTGCGTGATCTGATTGACTTATATCTTGTGTTCGATTTTGAAAGGGGGTGCTTTGTTAACAAAGTTAACAGAGGGAAAGCTCGGGTTGGTGAACGTGCGGGGTATATAGATAATAGAAGGGGTTATTCACACATAGGCCTTGGCCGGATGCATTTGCCAATGTTTGCCGCTGTTGAGCAGACTTTTTCTACTTATTCAGGCTATCCAAAGAAAGAGCCTGACAATCTTAGGCATGTTATTTCATACAGAAACCTTAAACGTCCTAATGGGCAAATCATGGTTGCTGGTGTTGTTCATCCCATCTTTGTTAAAGGTGAAGCATGACTACCTACGTGTATCGGAATGGCAAGCTTGTAGATAAGAACATGGCAGGGCCACGCAATGAAAAACTTGGTAAAGCTTCTTTTGTCATCAGTGATGAAATGCCTGAGACCCGTCACATGGCGGACGGCAAGCACTACACAAGCAAGGCCAAGTTCCGGCAAGCCACCCGTGACGCCGGGTGCATTGAGATAGGCTCAGAAACTGCCACTTTGTTAAAACCACGCAAACCAATTATACTTGATCAGGGTCAGCGTCGTGATGCAATAAGGCGTGCAATCTATGAACTCAAAAACCGATGAACAAAAACTTCGTGCTTTTATCAATAAGAATCTTACGTTTGCTTTTGATAAAGGATGTTTTGTAAGGAAAACTTCAGTTGGAGGAACTAAAATTGGTATACGTGCTGGGTATGTAACAAAGTCGGGTTATTCTATAATTTGCATAAATTATAAAGATTATTTCGAACACAATCTTGTCTGGTTTTATTTCAAAGGTGAATTTCCACCGGAGGGTTTTGAAATTGACCACAAAAACAGGATTCGTTCTTATAATAATCCAGATAACCTTCGTTTGGGTACTCGTACTGACAACAATGCTAATATGGGTTTGCGTAGCGACAACAAGGCTGGTTACCGGGGTGTGCATTTTAATAAAGAAAAGAAAAAATATTGTGCACAGGTAACAAAAGATAGAAAAACTAAGTCGCTTGGTTATTTTAACACAGCAGAAGAAGCTGCTAAAGCTGTAGCCAATGAACGGGATAGACTATTTGGAGAATTTGCGTATCATCCTAATTTGTAACTGAAACTGGCTCGTACTAACTGGCCAACAAAGGAGAGTTAAATGTTGTTGCGTTCTTTCAAACATTTTAATGATACCGTGTTTCGTGGCCCCGACATGGAGGGTGGCGATGCTGGCGGAGCTTCTGAAACTGACCTTGACACTGGCGGTAGTGATGTTGGTAGCAACGATACTGATGGTGGTGGAGATGGTGGTGGCGAAAGTCACGAAAGCCAACCGCTCACGGTCCGGGAACAACTCAAAAAAGCCATAGCTGAGACCAGTGAGCCTCAGCCTAAGAAGGAAAAGCGCGATCCCAAGACAGGACGTTTTGGTGACCGCCAGCCCAAGGGTCAGGAAGCTGCCCCTCAGGAAGATAAAACTCCAGCCCAAACCACGGTAACTGAGCCGCCAGCTTCCCTTCCTAAGGAACTGAAGGCTGATTGGGACAAAGCACCCCCGGCAATTCAGCAAGCGTTCTTGAAGCGCGAAG